AGTTTTAGTTCCATTTGCATTTTCTTTCAAAATAAATGTGTCGTTTTCTTCAATCCACAATAATTCAGTTCCCTCGTGCCAACCAACTTGATTCAAAAGATCTGTTGGGAATGGCAAAATCAGTTCTCCATTTTCATTTTTAATTATTTCAACCCGCCACTTGTTTGTCATATTAAAACCTCTTATATCGTTTGCGCCAGAGCCAACTGCCAAATTTCGTATTATGTCTTATTAACCAACCAACAAAATCACTGTTCCAAAACCAATGTCTGAATTTATTTTTTTTCTTGAAGTACTTCATGCTGCTATCCTGCTGAAATTTTTAACCTTCTCAAATTTAATTACCTTTTCGAATTTATCATAAAGTTGATCGGTTTTGTGGCTGATGATAAATGTATTTGTATCTGAAGTCAAGTTGTTTATAATTTTGATAAACTCTTCGGTTCCATTAGAATCTAGAGAACTATCAAACACTTCATCCATGATAAGAATGTTGGTGTTTATAGAATTACGCAATTTAGCCAAAGATCGCCAAGTGAACAAAATAGCCAGATTAATACGCATCTTTTCGCCCTCAGAAAACGAAGCGTAAGAAAACACATCGCGATAACGAGATTTAATAGTCTCGTTAAATTGTTCATCAAGCTCAAACTGACACATAAATTCCATAGCTGAAAGATACTTGTTGATCAGTTTATTGATAATTGGAATATACTGTTTAATAATTTTTGACTTAATCCCGCCGTCTTTCAACAAATTACTCGCAACCGAAAGAAGGTTTCTTTCTTCAGATAGCTCATTGTATTTATTTTCCAAATCCTTCATTTCTTTTTCTAGATCTGGTATTTTATTTTTATCTTCTTGAGAAATAGTTTCATTTATAGTAGAGATCTCTTGCTCCAAAGTTTCAATATATTCGTTCAGAGAAGATATCTTTACCCTCACACCTTTCATTTCTAAAAGGTTATCATTAATCTGACCAGTAATCAACATAATTTGAGAGATTCTATTGTTGGCTGCTTCGTATTCTTCGCTTAGTTTAGTCAGCCCTTCTTTTATTTCGTTGATCTCAATTTCTTTAGAGTTCACAGTTTGACTCTTGAAAGCTTCGTCGATTTCTTGCTTGCAAGTTGGGCAATTATCATACTTGTGAAAGAAACTAACTTCTTTGTTGAGCAAACCAAGATTTGCTTCAATCTTATGACGAAGTTCGCCAAGCTTGTTCAGACGCTTTGTTATTGTGTCTTGATCAGAAATACATGCTTCTAGTCTTTTGTTGTTGTTCATAGTTTCTACGTATATATGATCCAACCTATCAATTTCTTGTTTGGTCTCGAGTATACGTTGTTTCTTTTCTTCAATCAACTTTTCATTATTGTTTTGAAGTTGCGTCAAATGTTCCTTAATTAGAGCCATCTTTTCTTCAGCTAACTTCTTTGCAGAAGAAACAGAAGTTAGGCTTTCTGAATTTTCAAGAACCTTGTCCTTCAGCAACGAGTTCATTGTAGTGAATATCTGCAGATCCAGAATATCTTCAATAATCTCTCTGCGCTGAAATGCGTTCAATTGCATAAACGGTTGAAAGGTCGCCGATCCAAGAACGACAACCTGACAAAAGGACTTATGATTTACTTTAATAATTTGACTTTCTAGAATCTCCTGATAGTCTTTCATATCAGCAGATTGATTGAGAAGAATTCCGTTTTGGAAAACTTGAAACACATTCGGCTTAATACCGCGAATGATCTTATAGTTATTTTTCGCAATAGAAAATTCTACCTCAACAACTGCTTGTTTTTGAGTTATTGTGTTCAATAGCTGAGGCTTGTTAATTTTGCGAAATGGCTTACCGAACAAAACAAAAGATAACGCATCAAGCATTGTAGACTTACCAGCGCCGTTCTCGCCAACAACGAGAGTAGTGCTGTTTGAGTCTAATTCTAGTTCAGTAAATATATTTCCAGTCGATAGAAAATTCTTCCAGCGCAACTTTCTAAATGTGATCATCCTAAAGTCATAGCCTCGTTATACAATTCCGTAATCTTTTGGGTAAGTTTATTCTTATTGATATTCTTTAATTCATATCCCTCAATGTACTTCTTGAAAATGTCTAGAGTAGATTCTGCTTCATTGATAATTTCAGCATCATCTTCAAGATCAAGATTCAAATGATCTTCCACGATTGAAATTTCAATAGGGTTTACGCTTTCAAGATTCTCAATGAATTTATCAAACCAATAATGATTTGTCTTATTTGTAACAATAACTTTGATAATAGTATTTTCGTATTCTTTGTAATTTATTTTTGTCTTAAGAAAATTCTCATCAGCATCATTATACCAAATCTTCTTAAACATTTTATATGGATTTTCTACGAAAGTCAGTTGCCTCGTTTCCGTATCGAAGACATTAATCCCTCGAGGGTCGTCATAGTCGCTCCAAGTAAATTCGCCATGAGAGCCCAGATAAAAAATGTGACCATCAGTAGAACGATGGTGATAATGCCCAGACATGACCATATCAAATTTAGAAAAGAAGTTTTTGCTCTCACCGTGTGAGACAATAGATCCTTTGTACATTTCGAAACCTTGGATCTCGAGATGTCCCATAGCGATTTCAGCTTTTGTATTATTGATTGCATCTATAGTTTGCTCCCTGTTACTGTCGCAGATCCATGGAATGAACAATATCGGTGTTCCATCAAAGTCCACTTCAGTAGCAACATTATTATACGTCTTGAATGTAGGGAACTGACCAACAATCAACTCTTCCATAGAATTGACTAGGTTTGTATTTTTATAATAAGTGTCGTGATTGCCAATGATAAAATGAACGTCAAGATTACGTGCAGCCATTGGCTCTAGAAAGTCTTGACGAAGTCGACTGGCAGTATTGATATTGATGTACTTGCGACGATCAACCATATCGCCGAGATGAACCACAGTCTTAATATTATTTTCTTCCAAATATGGAAAGAACACATTATCTAAGAATCGCTTGGAGTTATCAAGAAAGGCGATGCTATCGTTTCTCACACCCCAATGCGTATCTGTGATCAAAGCAATTTTCATGACTCAACTTCTATATCTTCGGAGAAAACTTCAACTCCACTTAGTTTACTAGGTTTTTTAATTTTAGTCAACTTATTTTCATAGTTCCTGATGATTTCGTCGGAATATTCATTTGATTTTAATTGCAAGCTAGGATCTCCGCCATGCTGCCCCATCAAGAAACTATTCTCGAAATTCTTGTGTTTCACATAGGTTTGCTTTTTCTCCTTTGCAATTCTTCTAATAAATGCATTCCAAGCAATCTGCGTAAAATAAGCAAACGGATTGTTTGTCTTGTCTGGATTGAAATTATCAACTGCGGCTACACAATCAATTATGCCATCTGAAATCATGTCTTGTTTATATGTATATCCAGAAAAATTAGGTTTCTTGGCTAGGTTATTACAAATTAAAAGAATAGACTCGCCAATATAATTGGAAACTTGCGGTTTGTTTTTATTTTCTCTTTTTGATTCTTCTAATTTATTTCTATGATCTATCATAGCAGCGTATAGAGTTTTGTTGTTAATATAATTTACTGATTTCTTTGCCATTTGATTTTAACCTTTACTTAATTTCCGCAGTTGAGTATAATCATTTATGTGCTCTGTGAGATTAGATAGATATAGAAACCTTGTATATCTTGTAATCAAACTTCTCTTCGTTATAAATCTTTATACGTTCCATAAAATGTAATAATGTAAAGTTCTTCTTGTTTTTCCAAGACATATCATCAGATATGTCAAAGAGGGTAGCTGTTTGTTTATTCTCTGATTTACGTAGTCCACGACCAATTGATTGGAGATTACGAACTCGAGATTTCGAAGGCGAAGCGAATATAACATTACTAATGCTAGGAATGTTAATACCAGTAGAGAAAGTACCATAACTGGCGATTATAATACTGTTATTTTCTTTCTCAACTATTCCTCTGATTTTATCTCTCTGTTCACCATCAACTCCACCATGAACAAAAAATACCTTTCTGTCTTTTCCTTCTTTCTTGATCATATCATTAAGAATTGTTCCATGTTTGTCAACAAACTGGAAAAGGAGAAGAGTATTACCCTCCAAAGAAAGAGCAAGATTCTTTATGAATTTATTCCTTGCTTCGGATCTGACAAGATAGTCCATTTCTGCCTGATAGTCTGCAGATCTAGCTATCATTTTGCGAACCTCTTCAGGATACGACAAAACGATAGCTTTGATCTTAAATTCAGACAGATGTTTTTGATCAATTAGATCTGCTGTTGTTGTTACCTTTCTTACAGGTCCAAACAACCCTTCTAATACAAGTTTATGAGTTTGTGTGCCGTCTAGAGTTCCTGTAAACCCAAAACGATATTTGCAATCTTCAAGCTTGGTTAATATAGAAGTAAGAGACTTAGCTTTAAATAAGTGAGCCTCGTCTCCAATTACGACGTCGTATTTGCTGAACCATTCTTTCGGGGCTTTGTAGACGCTTTGCCAGGTTGTGATGGTGACTTGGGCTTCCGAACTTTTTTCTTGCCCTGCGTAGATTTTGTGGACTCCGTAGAAGCTGAAGCTGTCTGTGTTACCGAATCGGTTATCTGCGAGTTCACTTCTGTAGCCGTAGGATTCAAAGTCGCTCGCAAGCTGGTGAACCAGTGTTGTGGTAGGAACGATAATAAGAGTTTTAGCATTGTAATACCTCATTAGTAAATATATGATGAATGACTTGCCCGAGGCAGTCGGCGACAACAATAAAGCTCGACGCTCGCGCACACCATGTACGAAAGCGTCAAGCTGATAATCTCTTGGTTGAAACGGAAGATTTAATTTTTCTACAAACTCTCTCGCTTCAACAAGAGAAAAGTTTTCACAGTCAAAATCTGAATCAAATTCAACTGTATAATTTCTAGTTTTGCAAAATTCTTCTACATAACGATTCAACCCAGAATATAAAGAACACACCATTGGGTTGAACAATCTTATTTTACCATCCCACATTTTATTTCTGTATGCTGGCATAAATTTGGCGCCAGGAACGTCAAATGTGAAATAGTCATTAAGTTCGTAAGCAACACTAGGTTCGCATTCGATCTTATTATAAACTTCATTCAATTTTTTAATACGTAAAATTTCCATCACGAACCATTAATAAATCTTTGCCAATCTAATGCTGTTTTAATATTATATCCTCTGTTGATCAGAGTCTTGATAATAGATTCTAGCAATTCTATCTTTTCTTGCTGTACGCCGATTTTAAGAGATAATTTGATTATATCTTCATCAGCGTCCATATACATTGGAATATCAGCTTTTAGAATCAAACCCTTGGCTGGAAGTTGCCAACCCTTTTCTTGAGTTTCTTCGTTTGGACCTTGAGTAAAAAACTCGTACTTATCCAACTTTAGTTTCTTCATATCGCTTTCGTGCGACTTCAAAAGCAATCTTTCGCTTACTAGAATCTGATAATACTTATGATGAAGCTTGGGAATGTTTAGTGCTTCGTCGCCTAATTCTGTCTTATCGATAACAGAATCTTCTTTCCACTGATTAAAGATCTCTTCAAGTTTCATTACACGCATCTCGTTTCAAATTTGATTTTATAATATACTATATTTGAGAATAAAAGTCAAGTTAAATATTTGTGATGGTGTAATATGTATACTTGAAAGTAGCTGTTGCTGTTATGAAATTAACATTGGTGTCTGTTGTATTGAAGGTCAAATCAGACAAAGAAGTTGGGAATGCATCAGCATAAGTTATTTCGTAATTTGGCATTTTTGTACTAGAAAGTACAACAACTGATATGTCCGAATAAATCCCATCGCCACTCATCAATGGCTTATCTTGTATATTCTTATATTGTTCAAAATTTTCTGGTTTTCCGAGAGCTCTCAGCCAATTATGCAACTCCAAATAATTCTGCAAATCTTCATCAACTTTAAAAGCGATAGATAAGTCACCAAAAACTAAATGATCGCCTGGATATGGCGTTTTAACAAATGGATTTGATGGCGAGGGCGACAACATTGTAATTCCAGGAATGTTAACCTTTTGGATAAAAAAGTTGACATGTGGCGCTTTCTTAATTTGGAATTTAAAATTAAGAGGGCTTAGAAAGTTTTTATTTTCTGGTGTATTATCTATAGCAGTCATTTTGTTTGCCTTACATATTTACATCATTCCAAGTAACAGAATAGGAAGGTTGTGTTGTGGCATTTACAGCTTTTACTGCTTTATACAATAGGGGATTATTTTGTTTAGCGTCTGCTAATGCATCTTCTCTGTTACCAAATTTTTTATTTGTAAATTTATTAGTATCTCTTACGTCTTTAACTGGATCAGTTAAAGGTTGACCGTTCATATCTTTATATGCATCTGGATTTTTGTTATATATTTCAGGTATTGCTTTATTTACATTAATTCTATCTTGCAAAAACTTAGCTCTAGCTGAAATGCTAGAGGTATCTTTATCTGGATTGTTCTGAACATAATCGTTCATGTTATCTAAAAATCTTTGTTGTGCTTCTGGATTATTATCCATATGTTGATGTAATATGAAGGCAGCATGTAAAGAATTATTATCAGTCAATGCGTTTTGAATATTTGAAGGATCACTGAAATGATCGTTAACTTTTTGTTGTAATTTAACTCTATCTGAAGGATTTTGAATGGCTTGATCTTGTCCAAGCCACTTAAAATATAAACTTGATTTATCTTTACTTTCATTGATAAATTGTTTAAATGTTTTCATATAACTCTCCAATATTTTTATAGAGTATTTATATAAAAAAAGAGGGGAGCTGTCAAGGCTCCCCTCTAGTAAGCTACAGTGTTTTCTTATTATTACATAAGGTTGTTAACAATCACGCGACGATAGTACTTGTTGGTGTTGATTGTTAGTGCGCCAGAGCCCTTTGTTGTTCCCTGAGCGAATGGGTTAGCAACCATGCCATAACGAGTCTTGAACCCGATCTTTGGCTGGAAGGTTGACTGATCAACTGCACGAACCATCTGTAGTGGAACGTATGGG